AATTCTGCTGCTGGGTCATTTACAACATAAGCAATAACGTTAGTTACGCCAGATGCTGGTGCATATTGAGCTTGCACTGTTTGACCTGATGAGTTTGTGTATTGAACACCAACTACAACACCTACAGCATAAATGCTGGAAGAGCCAGTTAGTGCTACTGGTGATACTGTGCCACCCGTAATGAATGCAACCACTTGACCGTTATAAACTGCTTGACCACTTGTTACTGGGTACTGATTAGTAGCACCAGCATATGGCATGCCGTCAAAACGATTAATAGGTTTAAATCCGTACGGAGCATCGACTGTTGGAAAAGCCATGTTAATCTCCTTAAATATTTATATTATTTACCTTTACCGAATGAAGTCGTAGATTTTGACTCTGCGAACAGAGGCATACGAGGATCATTCTGTTTCATAAAGCTGTTGTCAACTGCATCGGCTTGCTGTTTTGCTTGCGCAGCGTAGTGAGCCTTTCGTTGTGCAACAAACTCTTCGGGTATCTTGCAAAGTAATAAGCCACCAATTTCAACACCGTCTTTGAAACGGGAATTTTGGTCGACCATTAACTTCATTTCAGGGTGGTCCGCTAATTTAACGGGTTCCCATCCTTCACGCATTTTGGAGGATACATTTAGATTATCAGCTTCGTTCATGACACTAGTACGAATCCAACGATAAGCCCAACCAGGTACCTTTTTAAACTCAGGTAATAATGATGCAGGTTTCCAGCTATCAGGTCTTTGAAATTCGTCTCTTGATTCTAATTCACGATCTACTCTTGTATTATCCATTTGCGTTCTCCAATTTTAAAGTTTCTCTTGCATATTGTTCCGGTGTTAGACCAAATTTCTTGGCTAACGCTACTTGTGTCTTCGTCAGACGCACTTTTTTAGGCGCGGTGCTACGCGTTGCCGGAGCAACTACATTCGAAGGTTTTGTGCGCTGGGCGGGTTGGTCCTCGTCTAGCGTTGCATCCCCATAGTATTCTGGGAATCGTTTTTGCATCGTACTATCTATACGACGATAATATTCGTCAGATGTGGGATCTATACCACTCCTAACTAATTTTTCATGTACCCCTAAAGCAAGACTTGTCATTTCTTCGTCTTTACCAAACCAATCATTTTTATCTTGCCAAGCAAGTGCTTTATCGTCTGGTTTTGGTGCTTGAGGTCTATTTTCCTGTATATATACCTCTTTTTCATCTTCTTGTAAAGTGTTTTTATACTGAGGGGTATATCTTTGTGCTTCTGACAGTCTAAATTGCGCATCATTCATTTTTTGTTGCGCTTCAATAATCTTTTCAGAATCACCTAAATCATAAGCTTCTCGATAGTCTCGTTTAGCTGAATGTAATTGCTGTTCTAACGCACCTTTTAATGTATGAATATAAGTCTCTTCTCCGCTACTTAAAGTGGTTTTAAGTTTCTTATTTTCTTCAGCAATTTGCTGGGCAAATTTAATTGCTTCTTGGCGTTCACGGTCAGCAGATTCTTTAGCACGTCTTTCGTCATGCCAAACTTTTTTAAGCTGAGCCATTCTTTGTTTAACGCGATCAGAATAATCTTCTAGCGTGTCGTTTTCTAATTCTTCTACTTTATCTTTAGGTAAAGGCTCTTTGCCTCTATCAGCAGCTGGGATATCATCTTCAATTTCTAAATCAATATCGTCTGCTTTTGTTTCTATCTTAACTTCATTTTTTTCAGTTTTAATAGAAACTTCTTTTTCATCAGAAACTTTATTACCTGGTATTTCGTCATCATCTGGATATTCAAAAACAATATCTCCATCTTTTACGTCAGCCATATATTACTCCTTATGCGCGAGTGTAGCCGCGAGGATCTTCAACAACCCCCTCAACTGTATCGTCGTTAATAATGCGGAATTCTCTTCCGTGAATTTTAAATCTAGTACCCGCGTATGCACGCGTTAAAACAAAATCGCCTTCTTTACACCATGGACCTGTAGGAAATCTAGTCTCATCTTTATAAGCTAGGTCACCTACTTTTACTACAAATAAAACTACCGTTGAATGTTCTTCAATAGTTCTAGTTGAATCTGCTTTTACAATACCGCCTTGATAAGTTTCTGCAGCGTCAGGAATTGCACAAAGGATCTTATATCCTTTAGGTTCCGGTAACTGTAAACCCCGTTCTTCAATCGGTATATCTTCTGCATTTACATCTTCAATCTTCGGAACAATAATCGGTCGACCATTTGCATCTACCAAATTCTTATTCATTGTGAGTATTTGATCACTCATCGTCGTATGTCTCCATTCTTTGTGCAAGGTCTTTAATCAAACTTTCTGCGACGGATAGACCTCGAATATATCCTGCCATATTTTGGTACGAAGCAAAATCTTTTGCAGCTCCGTCTCCTAAATTATTTAAAACTGTTTTGCGCTGATCCTCTATTCGAGACAATAATAGTTCTAGCGTTTGGTCCATGTGTTACTCCTTAGGTTGTGTTTGTTCCTTTGATAGATTTCTATTTTCTACTTTATGTTTATGTTCCATTAAACGATCAACTGCATTAATAGCTGTTTCTTTTTCTCTATGGCTATGTTCTTGTTTTTTAAACTCTGCGTCCATACCTAAACGAGCACCTTGTATCAGTTGTTCCCCTTCAAGTCTGTTCTTATCTAGCGTTGTTTTAGATCCAACTTTAATGCCTTCAAGTCTTTCATGAGAAGCAAGTTTTTCTTTTTCAAGTTCAAGTTTAGCTTGATCAAGTTGAATGTCTGCTTGAGTTTTTTGCGCTTTGATTTGTAAGTCTTGCGCTTTAAGTTGTAACTCTTGTTGTTGCATTTGAACTAAAGGATCTTGCTGTTGTTGTTGCGCTTGTTGTTGTTGCATTTCTGCTTGATCTTTAGCTAGAAGTTTTTGTGCTGCTGCTGCAGTTAATCTAGATAATTCTAGTTCAACGTCTTCCGGTAAGTTTTCACCCGGTTTTGGTAGCTCTGCACCTAATTGTTCTTCAATTTGTTTTCTATATTCAAACGCAATATGTTCGTTAATATGTGCTAATGCCGCGGCTTGCATTTGTTGTGCCATAGGATTCTGACTCATCATTTGCATAAGTTTTGGATCTTGCATAGCTGCCATATGAACTGCTAAGTGAGCTTGATGATCTTGATAGATAAATGCTTTAGTAGGTTTACCATTAATGATATCCATATTTTCAGATACAGGATCTTTAGGTTTCTTATCGTCTGCATTAGGAATAAGTTTTCCAATATTCTTAACACCTAAGACTTCTAACATCTGACGATTCAATTCTACTTGATCATAGATTTGCGGATTAGCTTGTGCCATTTGCATAACAGCTTGATACTGAACAACTTTTTGTGACATTGTTGCAGCGTTTGGATCTGATACAGGAATAACTTCACAGCAATCATAATCAGATTGTTTAGCTCTTCTATCACCAATTTCAGGTTCATAGTTATATTCTGGTGGTGTGTAATCACGAATAATACCAGCTAATAATTTAAACTCTTGTTTCATTGCATAGTGAATACGAGCTTGTACAGCTGACATCACTTTCAATGTTCTTTCTAATATAGCTAGAGTTGTACCTACTGGAGAGTTAGCGCTCATGTCAGATACTTTCATATCTGCAGCACTTGCAAAGCGTCTACCTTCTTCGATGATTTGATTCATCAATTGATTAAGTACTTGTGAAGGCTCTTTATACGGCAACGGTAAAATGTTGTCACGGATAGCACCACTTGGTACATCTACGTCACGCCATTCACCTGGAGCAATCGGTGTGTCATCACCTTTGATACGAAGTCCTCTTGACTTCATACCGCCTGGTAAGTTTGATAGGGTACCCGCGTCAACAAGTTGACGTAAGATCATAGTACCTGATTTGGCGAAAGCACCTATCAAATGAATTAAACCAAAACAATAAAAACCAAAGCCCGGTATGTATCCATAATGAACGAAGTGTTGACGTTTTAATTTTCTAGTATCAGTTGGGTTCCAGTTACGGCGAATAGAAAGTATTGTGCCTGTTCCCTTTTCAATTGTAATAACATACGGAAGGGCTATGCCATCTTCACTATCGCTAAGCTCTGGAATATCTCTTAAGACATGCATCTCAAGTATTTTGTAGCGGTCATCTTCTGTAGGATTGAAACCTAATTTCTCAGCAATCTTTTTCTCAGCTTCATCAATATCTAAGAACGGATCACCTAACTCTACATCACGATAAAATCCTGCTACTTGTAATTTTCTTAATTCGTTCTTTGTCTTACGCATGACGTGTGTGACACGTTCTGCTGTTTCTAAATTAGATGCGCCATATGGAACCACCATGTCCTCTGCAGGAACATACATGGATACTTGTCTTTCGAACGATGGATCGTAGTATACTTTTTTGAACGCATTACCTGCTAAGCCTAGACCCCATAACATTCTTTCGTGCTCAGGTCTGTACTCAGGCATCATGTCAGTCAACTGATAGTTCATGTCATCTTTAACACGTTCAGCTGCGTCTTCTTTTTCTTTTGTTTGTTTACCTACGATTTGTGTTTTGACTGGACCTGCTGCTGGAAATGTTTCCATCATGGTTTCTGCTTGGAATTTCACAAGTGCTTCTGTCATCAATGGATGATAAACGTTACACGCACCTGCCCATGGTTCTGTTCGTTCTTCTACTTTTAATCCAAGTAGTTCTAGACCGTCTACATAAGTAGTTAACCAATCTTTTCTAGATGAGATATCAGAATCATATTCGCCCATTAAATCGCCAGACAATTCTGTTAGCGTGCCTTCATCAAGTTCTTCTGCTAAGTTAGCATTGAATTCATCGTCGCCTACTTCTTTACCAGGAACGATTGTAATTTCCATACTGCCGTCATCCAGAGTTACACTGTCAGGATTTTCAATCTCAATACTTAAGTCGGGTGCGCCTGCTGCTAACTCTTCTATACCTTGAGGAGCTTGTGATAAACTTTTATCCATATTAATTGCCATAATTCATTTCCTTATAACGCGTATAATTTCTTTTGAGAACTGCTTCTAAATCCTGGTATATCTTCTGGTTCATCACTTGGTAGACGTATAAAGCCACCTTGTCTAAACCGCATCAATGCTAGTGTTGTGCTATCAACCAAGTCATCATTCGCACCACTAGGAAAATCATTACACTCTTCAATTACTTCATGAGCCCATCGTCTATCGGGAGCCCACACTATACCACTTCTAAACAAGTCTGACACTGCATTCACTCGACTTATTTTATCTTGCCCTTTACCCGGTGTGAACTCACCGACAGGAATGCCCATGCGTCTAAACTCTTGATAGAGCGCCGCACCGTTAGATTTCTTTTCCACTAAGAATGCATCGGGTTCCCACTCTTTATACTCTTGTATACAAAGCTCTTTAAGCTCAGGGAACTCTAGTCGTTGCTTAATACTATTTAATAGTATTATATTATAGTTATTGGTTTCTTCGTTAAAAAATACACCCCAAATAGTTAATGCGTTAAAGTCAGCTCTTGTATTCGCTTCCTGTGCAGCATCTAGAGACATAATGGTAAACTCACATTGAGGCGGATCATCCTTGTCCCATATCTTCCACCACTCTCTTTTAATTAAGGCACCCTCTTCTGACACTGGGTTTTGTAAGTATTGCGAATTCCAGTACCGTACATCTAACGCTGCCTTCTTACTAAGTAACTCTTCTAAGCTCCAGAACTCTGACCACAACGGTTTCATGTTGCCATGTTTGTCTTCTATGATTGCCGGAAACTCTACGACTTCCCAGTTATCTACTTCGTCATT